CTCAGGCGTCGCGGTCTTGCTGGCTTTCTTCAACAGTGAGGTCGGCACCGCCAGCATGCCGGTTGGCGTGCCGCGCGCGGTCTTGATGGTGGTCTGCTGCGGCGTCTCGGAGACGGTGGTGACCTGATCCGACGCCAGTGCATGCGGCGGCTCCAGTCCGCCGGGTGGCGTCAGTTGCGCTTGCAGCGCGGCCACCTGCGCCAGCAGTTCGTCATAGGTCGGTCTGGCGGACATGGAATGGAGCCATCAGGCCCCAAGGTAGCTCGACCGAACGATGCGCCTGACCCTACGCCCGCGTGTGACAGCGGGCTGCGGCTGCGGCTCGTTGAGTGCTGGAGATACCTCAGGTGGGGTGGACGGCTTCGTGCCGGTCCCACCTGTAGTACCGTCTTTGGGTTTCTGCAAGGGAATGCGCTGCACGTTCAAGAGGTAACCTGCCGCCGCCTGCATCGCCTCACAGTCGAAAAAGTGGTTGTCGCGGCTGCGCTGTATCCACTCGACCTTGCCGGTCGGCTGCTTGAGCCGGGCCTCGGAGACAAGCTGGTGGCAGTAATCATCGTCAATTCCCTTGAAGACATGCCAGCCGCCGATGTGACCGTCAGGCCACCTAAGCCTTTCATGTACCCAGCTTTTCCAGTGATCGGTGTCGAGCCGCACAAGGTCCAGTCCGTACTTGGCCGCCTTGCCGTCCTTGCGGCTGACCTCGATCTTGCTGATGATCATCGGCGTCCGCATCGGTGCGCTGGAGCCCTTGGTGGGCCGCACCCGGCGCATGAACCGTCTGCAAAATTCGTAGACCCTGTTGAGCGGCAGGGTGTCGGTCTTGCCGGGCCGGAACCCGCTGTCGATGAAGGCCAGCCGCACGGCCATGCCGCCGATGGGCGTAGTGACCAGATCGCCCAGTGCCAGCCAGATTTCCTCCTCTGCCGTGGAGCCCCGCAGATAACCGTAATCGATCAGCCATGATGTTGCGCGCGGTCCCCATGCACGGATCACCCACGGGATCGAATGCCGCTGCACGTCCACCGCCATCGTCAGATACAGCGCATCATGCGGCACCTCGCCCCGCTTGTAGGTCGCCTGCTGCGACTTCTGCTTGATCTCCATCCACTCCGGCACCTCGCCGCCGCCCGGCGAATACAGTTCGCCGAAGCCTGCGTTGATAGCCTGCTGCACCATCGCATCGTCGCCGGACTGCTGCGCCTCGACCAGCACCGCGACACGCTCGCCAAACGTCACGAACGGTGATGCCAATCCTGAGACCCAGTATGAGATGGCCTTGGTATCGTGCGGCTCACCGCTGACGACACCTTCCTTGTTGATGCTCTGGCCCGGCGCAACGTAACGCCCGCGCGCATTCATCTCGGCCTTGTGGCCGTCATCGATCACACCGTTGCAGTTCGGGCATTCAAGAAAGGTCTCGCGCGCGGCCTCCAGCGGGGTTGTCCGCAATGGGAAGCGCAGCAGATCGAAGCGCGGCACGAAATATTCGCCGCATTGCGGACATGGCCACGTCCAGTGATGCCGCGTGCCTTGCTGCCAGAGTTGCCAGATCGGGCTCTCGATGTCTTCATGCACGGCGACATCCCAATACAGCAGGTTGCTGGCATCGTCCCGCACCGTTGCCATCCGGCCTTTCTTTGGTGTCGATGTTACCACGCAAACAAAGTCGGCGTAGGTATCGCCGCGTCGCTCGACCAGACCGAGCGGGCCGCCCTGATTATTCACGTTGTCGCGCATCTCATCGTACTCATCGACCAATGCCAGCACGGCCGGATCGGATTTTAGTGCGGTCGATGATCCTGAATGCGCGAGACGGAATGGCACGCCCGCCACCACCTTGCGGGTCTTCGTCATGCGCTTGCCGCGCGCGACCTTCGCCATCAGTGACGGAGCTTCATCGAGCAGTGCCATCACGCGCGGCTCGAACTGTTCGGTCAGAAACTGCTTGTTCGGTCCAACGTACAGGATCGGTCCCGGTCGCTGATCGAGCCGTTGCCCGGCCACGTCCAGCATCAATTCGGACTTGCCGGATTGCGCGCCCATTACCAGCACCACGCGCTTGTAACGGCCGGAGGCAATGGCGCGCTCCGGCTCCACCACGTAGGGCGTCAGCAGTGGATCACGCGGTCCCGGCACCGCTGCTGTCGATGGATACGTCCGGTTTGCCGCTGCCCACAGGTCCGGCTCCATCGGCTCCGATGGCAGCATCAGTGCCGCGAACCGCCTCCAGCCGTATGGCCTGTGCCATTGCGTGTTCTGCAATCCGCCTGAGCCTTGCATTGACTTCTCTTTCGATGATCCGCCGCATCGTCAGATCGCGCGTACATGCTGCCGCCATGCCAGCGAACTCACTCCTTACCACGCCTGAGATGCTGTCAATCATTTCCTCGTAGGCATCGAGCGGCACCAGCCGACTGAGCCGCTGGTTGGTACGCACCTCAATCTCGCGTGCCTTGGCGTCGCGCATCCGGCTGTCGCTCGCTGACTTCGATGTCTTGCGGTCCTCATCGCGCAGGTAGCGCACGTAGGCTTGGTTGGCCTCGAACCAATCGAAGTGCGCCTTGCGACCGCTGATCTTGAGCCAGCCCTCGGCCACGAACTGCGAGATACGGGTGTTCGTCAGCCCCCAGCACTTTGCCAGCGTGTCGCGATCCGTCTGGCGCGCGTTTTCATGCGCCCACTTGGCGAAGCCTCGGATGAGGTCGGCCAGTCGCCAACTGTCCTTGGCTATCGGCTTGATGAAGCCGTCGCGTTGCAGCTTTTTCAGGTCGTCGGGGTGATCCATCAGCAACAGGGACATGGCGAGGGCGGTCGAAACGGTGCCAGCTTCATTGTCGGCCATCTGCTACCTCCAGTAGGGGATTGGAGGAAATATACTCCAAATGGCAGGAATTGAACCTCACAATGGAATAATTTCCTCCCAAAAACGATAAGGTTGGCTTCCCAAATCAGCGGAAAGCTTCTATGTTTTCAATACGTTCCGGGTACAGCCGGAGCGCGGGGACCGGACCTAACCGGGGTTTTTCGGAGCAAGCCAAATGCAAGCCTCTCTCGCCTCTCTTACTTTCGGCGCGGAATTCGAAGTTATCCTTCCGCGCGGTTTCAACCGCGAAACCGCCGCGCGCGCAGTCTCCAATCATTCGGGGATCACCGTCAACCACGCTATCGGCGCGCGCGGCTCTTGGAAGATCGTTTCGGACGCCAGCGTTTCGGGCAACGGCATCGGCCTAGAATTCGTTTCGCCCATCCTCAAGGGCGAGGACGGATTAGAGCAGGTCCGCAAGATCACGGCAGCCCTCACCGCCATCGGTGCGACCGTCAACACCTCAACCGGCTTTCACGTTCACGTCGGCGCGGGCGATCAGGCGGACAACGCCGCATTCTTTAAGAACGTCCTTAAACTCTATGGCCGTTTCGAAACCGCGTTAGACGCCATCCATCCCGCTTCGCGTCGCGCCAGCACAAACTCTTATTGCAAATCGGTTCGCTCGCTCGCGACCCGCGTCGATACCGCCAGCACAACGGCAGAAATTTTCCGTCTTGCAAACGACCGTTACCACAAGGTCAATCTCGCCGCTTTCGCGAAACATCGCACGGTCGAATTCCGCCAGCACGCGGGAACGGTAGACGGCAACAAGGCGGTAAATTGGATCACCCTTTGCCTTCGTATCGTCGCGGCAGCAAAGGCCGGAAAGACGGGCGAGGAAGTAGCGGTACAGGCCGCGCGCGATTTCTCCCGTCTCGACGCAAAGGCGCGCGCCGTCGCGGAAGCCATCGCAAAGCCGGAAGGCGCGACCGCCAACGAAGTCCGCGCGGCTCACGGTTTCAAGGCTCTTTCGATCAAGCGACAGGCCGCCGTCGCAGGCTTGCAGGTCCGCGTCGTTACCACGCGCGGCGTAGAACGTTTCTTCTTAGTCGCCGCACCGGAAGGCGCAACGGTTTCGCGCACCATCCCGGCCACGCTCGACGGTCTAGTCGAAGTCCTCGACGCCACGCCAGAGGAAGCCGCTTTCCTCCGCGCGCGCGCGGTACGCCTCGCGCAAACCGCATAAGCGAAACGCCGCGCGGCAATCCCGCCGCGCGGCACCACCTTAAAAACTGGAGCAAGCCAAAATGTTGTACGCAGCCTATGGATCGAACCTGAACCTGTCGCAGATGCGCCGCCGTTGTCCTGATGCCGTGCCGGTCGGCTCGATCATGCTGGAGAACACCCGCCTCGTTTTTCGCGGTGTTGCCGATGTCATCCGCGAGGATGGTGCCGTCTGCCCGGTGGGGCTGTGGCGGATCACCGACAGGTGTGAAGCCGTCCTCGACCGTTACGAGGGTTACCGCGAGAGCGATCCCGATCGTGGGATGTATCGCAAGGAAGTGCTGGAGGTCGCAGGCCTGCCGGGTGGTGAGACCGAAATCATGCTCTACACCATGAACTCGACCGGCATCTATCCGCCAAGCGAGAGCTATTACGATGGCATCGTGCAAGGCTACCGCGATTTCGAAATGGATTTCACGCCGCTTCGGCTCGCGCTCAAACATTCGCACGACTACAAGGCACCGTCGCACATTGAGCGCAAGCGCACGCGGCGGATGGGCAGGCCTTACCTCAAGCCGCGCCCGCAACCCAAGGCGCAACCCGCGCCAGAGCCCGCGCCAAAGCGGACCAAGAAAGAGCGCAAGGCCGAACGCCGCGCGGTGCGCGCCAGCGACCCCGGTGCATTCCATGACCCGTGGGCCAATGTTGATGGTGGCACTCACCGCCGCAAGGTGATGAACCTCACCGACTGGTTGCGCAATCGCAAGAGCAGCGGGGATCGGTACTGACGGGCTGCGGCCAGAAATACAACCCCGGCGGGGCTGTCTCGCCGGGGAATTTTATTGTTTCGATCCCCGATCAATGAAAGAAAATTCTCCCCCGGATGATAAGGTTGGCTTTACAAATCAGCCGGGATTTGGCTCTGTACATCTACCGGCGCGGCGGTCGCGGCGGACCTTCTCAGGAGCAAGCCAATGCGCGTTTCCAAGCCCCTCGCCGGTCACCCGTTCCACGCCAAGTCGGACGCGGAACTCCGCTACATCCACATGGACGCCTCAGAGGCCGCCCGCGCCATGCAGGGCCACGCGCCAGAGGCGGAAGCCAAGTACCTCGATCAGGCTAACGACGCCGCCACCGTCCTCGGCTATCGCGCGCGCCTCGCCTCGCCCTCGACCCATCGCCCCCGCCCGATGTTTTAACGGAGACCAGCCATGTTGACCATTTGCCTATTGACCTTCGCCGGTTCCTGCATCGCCACCCAAATCGGTCTGGTTGCGATCAAGGCCATCATCAAGTCCGTCTAAACCCAGCGCGCGGGGGTACAGCCCCGCGCCACTTCCCCGGAGCAAGCCATGCATACCTTCAAAAAAATCGGCTCGAATTGGTGCGTCCATTCTTTGTCCGGCCAGACCGGCCAGACGGTTGTCGTCACGAAGCGAAATGGTGGCACGTCCACCGTGGTGCTTGGTGAGCAGGTCGCACCCTTCACCTTTGCGCTCGGCACCGCGCCAGCCCGCGCGCCCGAAACGGTCGGCGATCTTTCGCGTATCGTCGCCATGTTCGACCGCGCCCGCGCCAGATTGCGCGCGCCAGCGATCACCCTCGACGGTTTCCGCGTCAACGTCGCGGGCCAGCGCGCGCGCCAGCCCGGTTCGCTCACCATCACCAGCGCGGCGCAGGGATACGACGGGCGGCGCGAATGGTTGGGCCGCGTCACCCTCGCCGGAGTTTTCGAACCCGGTCGCGGCGCACCCGCCAACATCGGCGACAGGTTGCGCCGGTTCGCCCTCGACCCGGAGGGTGAGGCCGCCGCCTATGGTGCGCTCCACGGGCGTTGCTGCTTTTGCAACAAGCGGTTGGGTGAGGGTGAAGATCAGCGGTCGGTGGCTGTTGGCTACGGCCCGACGTGCGCCGAAAACTACGGGCTCGATTGGGGCACGCGCGCCGCACGCGCGGCTAACGTCGCTCCCGTCGCGCCGGTACAGGCTCGCGCGCTCGCGTCGCGCCTCCCCGCCGACGCTATCCCCGATGAACCCTATGCAGGAGCAATGTAAATGGCACGCTACACAATGCGCAATAACGCGCCGGATGCGTCCGGCTATCGGATCACCACCGGCCGCCTCACGGT